AGCTCTTAAGATGGTTAAGATGCACTGAGTCGGGATGCAGAGGCCCAACCCCTTATTTACGATAAGAGGTCTTGCCTGCGCGGCCGCACCATCCACAGCGCTCGGAAGCACCGTGAACTGGTCGTCACTGAAGGCGCGGGCAACACCTTCAGCACTAAAGAGCTGCAGGCCATCCATCCATTCATTGCCAAGGACATCCTTGACTTTGAACATCGAGATGGCAATACCCTGGATAGGTTTCGTCCGAACCATGCCAGCTTTGAACTGACTGATTCTAGTCGAAATCTGTGCCAAGGTCTTCAGCACATCCTGTCTGCCGGCGTAATACCGGCAAATCAGGTCGTACATGCCATGAGTCATCGTGTTAAGATGCTCATGTGCATCGAACCCATCCAGATTCTCACAGTACAGGGAGATTTCGCCCTGCTTCTGCTGCCCCGGAGAGGATACGCCCAGGAGTCCATACACATATACATGGATGTCCTCCCGCTCGAAGGCTTCAAACGGGCATTCTTTCCCGTTGATGATATTCAGAGCGACGCCTTCCTTTTCGCTCTGAACGAAGAACGATTCTTTCACGTTCTTCCCGTTTGCGCCGATCTTCACGACGCAATAGATTTTGCCGTTTACTAAGAGTAAATCCAAAAGATCTGGATTATCCCCGGTGCATACGTTGATGTATGCGCGGCAGAATCTCTCCATGGGCATCATCACCATGGAGTTAATGTGCGTGTTCTCGGGGCGCACATACCCCTCCAGTTCCGCCGTTTCCAGCGAAACCGGAACTTTTACGGCCATGGGTGCGAACCACCCCGTGGCTTTGTTGTAGTTCAGTGACATAACACTGAACATTTGCCCTACCTTCTGGGTAAGGCGGTGCTGTACAGCCAGGAATTCCTCCTGATTAGAAACTACTACACGCTTATGAGCGCGAGCAGCCTCTACTACAGCATTAACATTGGTCAAATATCTGTTTTTCTTCATGATAAAAGCCTCCTAAACAAATTAAACAATGGACATAAAAAACCAAATGGAGTATAATATGAATATGAACAATAAGGACGAAGGGGAGTGTGGGTCCCCTTCTATCCCGTCTTGTGCTATCCCTACAATCAGTCTTTAAAGAATGTCTCGATAATCTCGATTATCAGCCAGACAACTTCGAGGATAGCCTTGATCTTGTTCAGCATATATACTCCTTTCTTTGGTGAAGGGCTTGGTTGGTCCTAGCCCTTCCTGAAGACCCTAGCAGTTCCTAAGCCTCTGCTAGTAGGCTATGTTATCAACGATATGCGTTGACTACAGCATCCTGAAATGCGAAACTCCCATGGATTGCGTCGGGCGCAAAATACAGGAACGCTCCAGCAGCTGTGGCTAAAACCGCAAAGACGATAATATTCTTTATGGTATTGCGGTCCTGTTGCTCACGGGCAACTTTTACACGGAGAGCGAAAGAATAGTTGTTGTTCATAACGTTGTTTTTCATTTTTAGTTCCTCCTTAGGGAAATAGAGTGATTAACATATTGAAAGACCCAGCTAGCATCTGGGTCTTTTTCTTTTGGCTATCAAAAAGCAAAATCTTCATCGTGTGTATAAGGCACGTAAGATGCCAAAGACATCTCTTCGGATTCATAAGCAGCAACGGCATCTGGGTCAATAGCGAAGAGCTCCTGTTTGATGCCATTTTCAACCACGTCATACGGTAAGCAATGTGCATCCTCTCCATAATCGGCACATGCGTGTTTCAGCTGCATTACAGATGCTAGTGAATATCCTGCTTTTACCAGCTTTTCTACCAAGATAGCAGCCATCACTTCCTGCATAGGAAGTTCTACACCGACAAAGCTGGTATGCCCAAGCATATATGCAATATCCGCTAGCTCTGCCAATGCATCAGCACCTTCTGCTTGCTCGGCCTCCATGATACCGGCAAGGATACCAAAGAGATCACTTGTAATATCTTCGTCTGGTTCATCGCCAAACGGATTCGTGATGTATGCCTGTCCTTCTTTGACTACAATTGTGATACCTCTTTCGTACCCATTGCGCGGCGTAAGGTAATGGATGCCGTTCTCTGTGCCAATGTACTTGACTGCTTCGCCCATGTACGTAGAAACTGCGGCGGTGATGATCTCAGCATTGATGTTGTTGATAGATGCGTTTACGTTTTTCATGATAATACTCCCTTTCTTAGACTCGACGGCCCTTACATTGATTAATAAACCCTTACATAGCGGCTCTAGTAGCCGGCATAGTAGCATGTTCCTCGTATTGCCCGAGGAGTAGCTCGCGCCCATTCTTCGGGTTCTTGACGTATACGCGAGATACGTGAAACTCGGACACGTACTCTTTGCGGATGTTCCAACCATTTTTCTGAAACAGCATCCATTTTTCAGTAATCTCATTATTCATGGCAGTACCTCTTTCTCCCCGTTGTGCCGATAGGTCAGCAATCAAAAAGTATTTTCCTCCTGAAAGATATAATAGGACCTGGGGGCAGGATTTTTTGCCCCACTCATTTCTCCATTTAGACCTGGTACCCCGAAAAAATTTTTGCATTTTTCACGTCCTATAGGAAATTGTCAGATAATTCGCGCCAATTATATATTTTATGCCCTTTATCGCCTATATAGAGTAATCTACGAAATGGCAATAAAGGGCATATTTTATTGGAGTATTAGTGGCGGTAATATATTTTGATGAACAACTTAAATTTCACAAGGAGATGTTTACAGCATGGGTATAAGCTCTGTTTATAATCGGATTTCAGGCTTAGGAAGCATTGGCAAAGATACTATAAAAAGCGCGGCACGTGATTATCAAAAAGCTTTTTCTGAAGCAGATGAAGCCACTCAAAATATGGCGCTAATCGGTTTGACTGGTTTAGGTGCAGTCGGCGCAGCCACCGCTCTTAACATGAATAATCCGCTTAATCTCAGGAAATAAAAAACATTAAGTATTCTACAAAGGGGAGAAAGATGTCTAAAATATGTGTAAACGGCTCGTTTTCAGTAGAAGGCGAGTTTTCATTCGATATCAATTATGACAACACACAGAATCCGCCCCTGACTCGTATTGAAGGCACTTTTGCTTCCAAAGCTGGATACCTTCCTGACATAACATCATTGGAAAATGAGCGCTATATTATTAGTGGTATACATGTGTATCAGGAAGATTTTGGATCGGAAGAAGACACCATCGTCTACAGTTTCAATGCAAAAGCATTCGGGTTAGCGGATAATCTTAAGGAGGTGAAGTATATTGGCTGAAGAAAACAATAAGAATTCTACAAGTGATATAGACACCCTTCTGGTTGAAGATTCAGAAGAAGAGACAAGAAAAGAACTGGAAGAACGTACGGATCAGATTATTGCTAACATGCAAAAATCCAACAATGTATGGGGCTTGACTCATAAAGGAAAACAAGGCGTAAAGCTGGCCATGGCCGGCCTTTCTATGACCAATGGCATGTACAGCCGTGTACCCCTTGTTTGTAAAGGGAATGAATGCCCGTATGCCGCGCAGTGTGCGCTTCTCCCCTACGGAGAAGTTGAGGAAGGTGGTTACTGCGCCTGGGAAATTGCGCAGATTGAATACCGTTCCCGCTCTTATGCTAAAGATATAGATTACGATTCTGCATCTTTTACAGACCGTAATCTAATGAGTGAACTTATCATGCTGGATATCATGCTAGAGCGCTGCAAAGCACTATTGGCTAAGGACGGAACTCCTGTTATTGACATGGCTATCGGCATCGACCAGGACGGTAATGAGGTGCGGCAGCCGGCAGTGTCTAAAGCATGGGAAGCGTATGAGAAAGTGTCTAAGAAACGTGATGCAACTTATCAGCTCTTAATGCTTACGCGTAAGGATAAGAAAAATTCTGGAGCGGACGATGATGCGCAGAGTCTTACCGATACTTTACGAGATGTAATAGACGGATCGGGAATTTCAGTATGAGAAATGGTTCCGCCCGCCCGGCAGGGCAAGCCGTGGCCCCGTCCACGGCAAGGGCGCCGTTTCTCGAATAGAAAACTTCCCTACGTAGAACTTATTTAACATTATCCGGGAGAAAAACTTCCCCCGGCAGAATACAGGTGATAGATAATGCGAGCAACAAAGTTCATAACAGACATAGCAGAAAAGGTATTGGAACCTGCTGCCAAAAGCATAGAAGTAGCGACTGAGCGAATTGCTAAAGGTGGCGTAGCGTTGGAATCCAATAAGGGAGTCATAGCATCTGCAAAAAATACCATGCGGCAAGTAAGAGCCGGAGCTGGCCGAGGAATGCATGAAGCCAAGAATATGCTTAACAGCAGAGCGGACAGCATCGCAGAGCTGCGTGCTGCTAATCCTGAAAAATTCGATGGTTTAGGTTCGGGTATTGCATCGTGGGCCATCGGCGGAAAAGGCAAACACAACTTTGCTCAGAGAGCTGTATCGCTTATGTACGATGGAGAAACTGGCGCTTTATCTAAGGGGCGTATCGCTGGTGTTGGCGTCGGCGTTTACGCTTTGACTCCATCCAGCAATGACAAACGGAGATGAATCATGAGCGTATTAGGAGCAATTGGCTCAGTAATAGGAAATGCTCTGTGGAGCGGTACAAAAACCGCCGGCAAAGCGGTTGGCAAGGCTAGCCTAAAAACGGGCAAAGCCGTAGCGGGCGGAGTAGGAACTGCGGCGTATTATGCTGGTCTTGGCGCCGTGAAAGCTACCAAAGCTACTGCAAAGGGCGCGGCATACATAGCTAAAGATGCTTATGCCGGCAGAAATGAGACCGGCTTTAGAAACCCTGTAGGGCAGTTTGTTCATACCGGCAAAGCTATGGTCAAAGGCATGGGCGACTGGGAAAAAGCCAAAGACGTTTACGATCCGCTGACAGGTAAAGTTAAGCACACAGATGCTCACTTTAAGCTTGGCACATTCGGAAAAGTCGCTTTGTTTGGTCCTGCCCTTGCTGCAGGTGCGATGGGCGGAGCTCAAAAATATGAAGATAATAGAGTTGGGCCTATCGATAGCAATATCGTCACAGCTACGCCTAATTACGCTCCACCTCAGGCACCTTCTTATGCAAATAATTGCGGGGCAACCGGGGATCTTGTTTTTGCGCTACACAACAATAGACATGGATAAGGAGAGATTTATATGCTAAAAGCTGTTGGCAGAGCATTGGGGAATATAGCTAAACATCATAAAATGACAGCTTTTAATACAGGAGTGTCGATTTGGGCAGGCGTTGATTCTTATCAAACAGCTCGGGAAGAAGGCAGTAGCAAATTAGGAGCTGCTGCAGGAGCTATGGCAGATGCCGCTCTCCCCTTTGTCCTGGGAGCGCCGGCATATGCAGCATATTTTGCGGCTACAGAACTCCCCGAACTTGCCGTAAGCGCATCGGATGCGTTAGGAACATACAAACGCAATATGGCCAAGACCAGCTCGAACCGAGCGTTCGTAAACGCGCATTTTGATGACACGCAGCAGGCGTTTACCATGCGCCAAGCAGGCATGCAGATAGCAGAACGTAGCAGATACAATATGCAACAGGCGATGCTAGGCAATGAGGCACGCTATATGAGAAAGTAGAGGTGATTGAATGGCAAATCTATTGTCTAATTTCAGGCATTTTTTAAGAGATGGCGCCAATATGCTTCCAGAAGAAGCAGCTGATTTTACTCGTTCCGTAAGACGCGCGGGGGTTTCCACCAAAGAAGAGGAAAATGAGCTGATCAACTATTTATCTGGATTGCATAAGGCTAGTGGAACAGATCAAGAGATCCTCAAGGTAATCGATTCTTCGCTTTTAAGCAAGAACGTACAGAAAGCTCTTGATGTACCGCTCTATGGAAATGAAAAAAATACTTTAGGGGATAAAATCCTCCAATTAGGAGCTGCCCCTGTAAAAATCAATCAACGTCAAAGAATCCTTGAAGAACGTTATGGCAGACAGGTTGTTTCAAAAAATGCAGCTCCGCCAAAAATAAAAACCAACGAGCCAGCAACAAAGACGGTTCAATCATCTTCAGATTTTCCAAATGCAGAATTAGGACTTCAAGCCCCGGCATTTCCAGAAGAACTACAGATAACGCCGCCAAAACAGCTTGGCGGTCACACAATTAAGACATCTCCACCACCTAAAGCTGAAGCAAAGCGCCAAATGAAAGAGCAAGAAGAAGCCGTAAAGACGAAGAGCCAAAAGAGCTCCTTCTTTCAAACCGCTAAAGACAATTTGAAAGCTTTTAAAAATAAATATTCTGATAAGCCTAATGAATTTCAACAAGCAACTACTGAGATGGTCAGTAAGTTTTCGGGCGGCAGATATACTGGCGCAGTAAACACAGAAAAGATGAATTGGCTGGAAGCTGGCGCGCAAAAAAATCTTCACGAGGACATAGCTAGAAAATATGACAATTTAATAGCTAAGATGCAAGGAGCAAAAGACCAGGAGTCTTTCAGTAAGCTTATGGAAGAAAATAAGATAAACTACAAAGAAGGAATGAGCGGCGAAGAACTTGAGAAAAATATCAATGCTCATTTTGACGAGCGTTTGAAGGCCGGCCCAGGCTTCGGGAATTATATGCTCGGCAATAAAGTGGCGAGCGGCGGCATGCTGTTGGTAAGTGGCGCATCTGCCTTAGCTCTGGCCGACAGCAAGGGACATCGCTCCAATAATGAACTGTATAGTTCGCAGATTTAATTATGGCTAAATTATCCCCGATAGAACAAGCTAAACTACAAAAGATAATGGCAGACCCCGTACTATGGGCCAGGGCTTTTCTTAAGACCAACAACCCTAAAACGAAAAAGCTTGAACCCTGGTCTGCCCGAGACTATCAGGAAGAGATGTTGCGAGACAACAACACCCGCGTTGTTTATCGTCTGGGCCGTCGTTGCGGCAAGACGGAAACCATGATTGTGGGCGGCTTCCATAAAGCCTATACCAACAAGAACTTCCGTATCCTTTATGTTACCCCGTATGAAACTCAGGTAAACCTCATCTTCATGCGTATGCGCGAGCTTATCGCAGACAGCCCGCTGTTAAAATCGCAGGTTGTCAAGATGAAGAACTCTCCGTATACCATCGAGTTTGCCAATGGCTCCACCATCCTGGGATTTACCACGGGTGCATCCTCGGGAAGCGGCGCCGCATCAGTTCGCGGACAAAGGGCAGATTAACAAAAATTTAATATCTTAATCTTCAAAACCAGCTTAGTTAGTGGTATTATTTATACAGAGGACAAATATTTAATCTTTAAGGAGAGATAATACCATGACTATTTCACAAAAAAGAGAAGCCGTCATCAAGGCATTAAAGGCCGGAAAAACACTGTCTGAAATTGGCCGCGAAGTTTTCCACTCAACAGGAACAGGCTCGGTAAATAATTTTATCGAAAAGTACGGCATCCCCGTAGCTCAATATAGCTCCAGATATGCGTTTATGGATCCACAGTGGTTAAAAAAGCACCTGGACGAGTGCGGCTCTCCCGGTAAACTCGCAGCCAAATATGGCGTATCCAGAACTTCTGTGTCTCGATATGCTGCAAAGTATGGGCTTTATGAAAAGAAGTTCACTAGGACATTCAAGAACGCTATAGATGAGCATTATTTTGAGCATATCGACAATGCTAATAAAGCTTACTGGCTTGGCTTTATAATGGCAGATGGTAGCATTTATCATTACAAAGACAGTGATAAGGTTCAATTTGAAATAAAACTGCAAGAGGGCGACAGGAACCATTTGCAAAGATTTGCAAAAGAAATTGGTTTTCCTGAAGATAAAATCCATACAAAAACCGAGGAAAGAAAAGGGACCGTTGTCCATAGCGCTATTCTTCGTTCCTACAATAAGGAATTTTGCGAAAGCCTGGGGAAATACGGAATAACGGACCGCAAAAGCGGGCAAGAATCTTTTCCTCGCGCGCTCATTCCGAAAGAGTTTTATAAGGACTTTGTTCGCGGTTTTTGGGATGGCGATGGCAATATTGAAAAGCGCCGCCTTTACGTTGGCTCTCTTTCAGTAGAAATGGTATCTCAGTTAAGTAAGTATTTTGCTTCTTCTGATATCATGACATATCTTGAGTATGATATAACCCAGATTGGCCAAAAGATAATGTATAAACTTTACATTTCTGCACAAGCATGGGCAAAATTCCGGGACTTGATTTATTATCAGGGATGTCTCGGGCTAGATAGGAAGATTGAGATTATTAAAAATATGCAGTCCACCAAATTTGGTGAATGAAGGTTAATTGCGGGAAAGAAAAAATGGCCCCTTCGGGGGCTCTAATCCCTAAGAGCTTCAAATACCAAGCCGTCATGGCGACATGGACGGTGGCCGGAGTAACTAGCCGGGTATGGTAAAAAGTTTGAAGATAAGTATGGGCAACCACGCAGCCAAGTCTCTTAATGAAAAATATTAGCAAGTTTTTAATCCGTTAAGAGAAAGGTTCAACGACTATTCCAAGGCTCCGCCCTTCAAAATATAGGAGCAATAGAAGTACGGCCCAAGCGGGCGGGTGAAATCCCCTTAATCGGAAATGCCTTCCGCTCTTAAGAGCGAAGATATAGTCTGGACTTTGTGTGAGAGCACAAGAAGGACAGCGTAGCGAGCTGTTCGCAACATAACGTGGATTTATTGTGACGAATTGGACTACATGGGCGAGCTCGACTACTCAACGGTAGCAGCTATTGCTGGTGAACGCGTGGAAATCGGCATCACCGCTTCCTCCACCCCAACCGGTAAACGTGGCACGTTCTACCGCATGTGCATGGATAAATCCTTTGGATACCATGAACACTATCATCCATCCATGCACAACCCTAACTGGTGCCAAGAGATGGAAGATCAATTCCGCGCCGAACTCACCGAAATTCAGTATGAGCACGAAATTCTGGCCGAATTCGGTACAGAAGAAGCCGGTGTATTCGACAAGGATAAGCTCGATGCTGCCATGAAGCGCGAATACTACCTCTATAACGAACTTTCTCCTACGGAACAGCGAAAACTCGAAGCTTCGGGAACATATCCTGAAATTCTTATATATGATGAAGAGCATCCAGCACCTTACAACCCTTTCAGATGCATGGGGGTAGACTATGATAAATTTCAGGCTGGTTCGAGTTTACTAATCTTAGACTTCGATATGAAAACCAGATGCTTTAAGGTAATGAAAAGAGTAGAAGTTCCGCGTGGAGAATACAGTTTGGATAATGCGGTAAATTGGGTCATTAAACTCAATAAGATATATCGTCCATCATGGATATTTTGTGACCGCGGTTTCGGTGATTATCAGCTAGAGCGTTTACACATCTATGGCGATGACCACCCCGAAAGCGGCCTACGAACCAAAGTTGTCGGCTATCAATTCAAAGAGTCTCTTGAGATTACTGATCCGGTAACAAAAGAAATTCACAAAGAACCTATGAAACAATTCATGGTTAATCAGCTGGCACTTAATATTGAACGTGACCGTCTTATTCTATCTCCGTTTGACGAAACACTTCATAAGCAACTTATCGATTACGAAGTAGACCATATCTCTGCTAATGGTATGCCGGTGTATACCAGCAAAAATGAACATTTCGTAGATGCCTTAGGGCTCGCTCATCTGGCTTTCGTGCTGAAATTTCCAGATATTACGGCAGCTATTAAGACCGTAAAATACACCAATAAAATCACGCAAATACACAATGATGCGATTAGCCGTCATGAAAATTCTGTGATGCGTGATATATCGAATCCTATAAATCCGTGGAAAAAACGCTCTTTACCGGAGCAAGCCGGCAAAGGTCCGGGAGAACTTCCTGGCGATTATCAGCAATGGGTAAAAGTTCCTATGGGTGGCGGTCGTCACACGTCTGGCTCGAATAGTTTCTGGGGCAAACGCTCAGGCGGATTTTCAGGACGCTCTATGTGGTAATGACGGGTATTTCTCTTCCGCCCGTTATTATATATCCCCTTTTTGCTAATGCCGGCTTTATTGCCGGCATTTTTTGATATTTAAGGAGGCCGTTTATGAACGATCCAGATAAAAATAAACTCTTATACCGTCCCAAGTTACGGCCAGAAAGAGAATATCTTTCCGATGGAGAAATCATTGATTTTCCACTGGTTCCGCTTCAGCTCCCTGACGAGGCTGATGATACACCCACAAAAATCGTAGAAGATCTCAAAGAAATCGAAGAAATATATCACATGCTACCAGAAGATGTGCAGCATATGAAAAAAAGCATTACAAAACTTAAACAACGAATAATGGTGGCTTTTCCTGATGGCACATACACGCCTCCTAAAAATATTCAAAAAACGGATCTAGAAAAAGGTACCCTGCCAGACATTATCAATTACTATGACGTAGCAATACATGATAATCCCGACTTAATTAATCTTCCCCATTTGTTCCCTCAGATGAATAATGTCGTATTAAAAGTAGAACAGCCAAGAACTCTTGTACAGATTATCCAAGATGCATATGCCAGAGACCAAATTGAACTAGAGAAATATTATATCCAAAAGCTGCAAATGATTATGCAGAAATATTTCCAGCAGATGATGATGATTATGGCAGACAGCGGTGTGGCATCCATTGATGACTTAACTAAGGATTTTGACGGAGATTTTGTAAAGATCCCCGCGAATAAGAGTTTGGAGCATCTGCGCGATTTTATTGTCCGTTCGCAAGTACGGCGCAACCAGGCTGCGCGCATGTTCCATAAGACGCACTCAACAGACAAAACTCTGATGCATATGCGCTCCTGGCATGCGGCCAATGAACAACGTAAAAGATACTACTCAGAAAACTACAAGGATTCTTCCACTTTTACGGATTCTCATAGCAATTCTTTGCTGCGTGAATCCCGAGCTGCATACGATACTGCCTACGACTCCAGCTTGTACGATATGTACAAATATCTCAATTCCTCGGTAATGATAACTAATGACATACTTGATGCAACAGTAAAAGAAGCGCAAGCTAAAACCGAGCTCTTAAAAAATGGTGTAGATATCTATGCTGTTGACCAATCTGAGGTTGAATTTGCGAAACTTGCGACCGATTCTGGGCAGCTCGGCGATGGTAAAGGTTCTGGTTTTGATGATGCTGCTAAATCAGAAGAAAAAGATTCTGCCAAAAAAGATGACACCAAGAAGTCAGAAGACACAAAAACGACCGAACAGGCAACAGATGCGCAATATGAGAATGACGTTAAATATTTGATGTCTCAAGGGTATGACAAGGCCGCGGCGGATGCTGAATTGGCTAAGCTGCCACAATACAAAGAACGGCTCGGCAAAAAAGACGAGACAGCAAAAGAACCAGTGGACAAAAAGTCCAGTAGTTCTTCTTCTGCCCCCTCCAAGACGAAAGAAGCTGAAAAGACTATCAGCTCGGGCAATTTATGGAATGACCTTGCTGCTACCGCTGCCAAAGAACCTTTTGGCAAGATTACAGCTTCAATAGCCAATAACAAAGAACTTGGTGAAATTATTGATACAAAAGTTCTTAGTGACGCTGTTACGAAAACTGCCCAGGATACCATTAAGAATATCGGGAAAAACATCCCGAATGCTCTTACCGCAGCTGGCATATTGGCGTTGATGCCGAAAAACGCAGCTTCGAAAAAACAGGATAGCAAAAGAGATCAAAGCAAATATCCTGAATATAATCGCATCGATTATGACAAAGATGATGTGCTTACGCAAAGAAAAAAACGAGTTGCTCAGCTCAAACAGGATATCAGCGAGCTGGACAATCAAATCACCAAAATAAAGAAGGAACGTCAAGAAACTGGCAAGAGCACGCTTAGACACAATGACCTGGTGTCTTTTAGCAATTCCAGAAGCAAATTGCTAAAAGAGTTGGTCAAGTTAAGCTCTTAACGAGGAGATATGCAATGAATTTATTATCCAAAGCTGGGACATTTCTGAAAAGCTTCGGGAAAACTGCCCCAGAGCCTATTCCTAATATGCATATACACGAAGCCGGCGGCAGTTTGAATATATCGCCGCAAAACGTAAAAAATTTCATAGTAAAAGCCGTCGGTAACATAGAAGACAGCTCTAATGGTGACTTTTCTCCGCCAGAATCAGATTTAGGGGAAATCCGCGATGCTGTCGCAGCTGACTCCTATCTGAAGCTGGCTGTAAGTAAATATTCTCAGCTCATTTTCAAAGCTGGCTATCACATCGTATCCGACAACGACGCTGCAGCAGAATATATCCAGCAACGTTTCAATCTTATGAGTTTTACTACAAGAACGCCGATGGATGTACTGCTTCAGGGCATAGCGGATGATCTTGTGACATACTCTAATGCATTTCTTCTTATCAGCCGTGACGACAAGGTAAAAGTATCTTCTGTTCAGGCAAAAGGAGCTTTATCTCAGAAACCTGTCGCAGGCTACTTCAGGATTGATCCTACTACCGTTCAAATAAAACGCGATAAGAATGGTACTATCAAGAATTATCAGCAACAGGTTGGAAATGATAAGAAGAGTTACAAACCGGAGGATGTCGTTCATTTCTATATCGACAAGAAAGGTGGCGCCGCATTTGGTACGCCACGCCTTGAAGCAGCTTTGGAAGATGTTAAGATTCTCCGCAAATTGGAAGGCCTTGCCCTGAAGCTTGGGTATCGTTATGCTGCCCCATTATATCAGATGCAGGTCGGTATTCCGCAGGCTGGCATGATGGCCACAAATCAGGAAATAAAAGATGCGCAGAAAGAAATCCAGCGTTTAGCTGATGATGGCATTCTGATTACTAATGAACGCACAAAATTCAATGTGATTGGCGCAGAAGGGCACGCTATCGATCTTGCTCCATATCTCAAGTATTATGAGGCTCGCGTATTTTCTGCTATCTCTTTGTCGGCCGCACAGGCCGGCCGTGGTGGCGCAAAGCAAGACGCTGATTCCATGGAGGAGCAGACGCATGATACCGTAAAATTCTTTCAACGTGCAATCACTACTTTTATGGAAAATTTCGTTATTCTGGAGCTTCTGCTTGAAGGTGGCTATGATCCAATCACGAATGTGCAGGACCAAGTACATTTCAAATTCGAAGAAATCAATCTTGAGACAAAAGTAAAAATGGAAACTCACGCTCTTAACATGTTCCAGGGTAACATGATTCCGTTTGAAGATGCACGCACGATGATGGGGCTGCGCTCTGATACGGTAGATGAGTCGCGCCTGTTTAACAATATGATAAAAGTACCAAGTGAAATCGCTATTGCCCAGGCGCGTTCCGGTGCTGCAACAGGCCCAAACAAAGCTGCCGGAGCAAACAAAACAGCTTCGAACACTATGTCCCCTAAAAATCAGCATGGCACATCTTCGGCCCATATCAAAGAAAGTTCTGATCTGGATTTAACTGAGAGTGCGACCGCTGATCGGCAAAAAATAACGGATGCCAATATTGAAGACTACAGGAAAAAATTTGGCGCAGTTTACAAAAAATATAATTCAGTGCGTAATGAATTATGTGAAGACGGCGCAAAAAAGGCCTATCTTGCATTGCCTCTAATCCGCGACGAACTAGGAAACAGCCTTAAACGCTATGTTGCGAAAGAAGCTAGCGAAGGTTACAAATTAGCGGTCAAGGATGCTGGTAAAACTCCAGATAAAGACCTGAATACAATTTCTGCCGTCTTGAATGACCGTATAGACAAGCATCTTACGGACATGTTTAAAGATATCCAGAAAAAGCTAAAGAAGGCACAATCGCTTGACGAGCGAGAAGCTGCATTCAATTCTTCTGAATATCGATTGCGCTTCCTGGCAAACCAGGTAGCAGCAAAAGCTCAGTGGTATGCTTACGTAAAAACATGTGCTGCATTAGGTGTTTCGAAAGTTCATGTCAACTTTAGCAGTAAGGATGATAAAAAAGAACACGACCGCATCATTAATACAGCCCACTTCAGCCTGGATGATATCCCGGCGTTCCATCCATATTGTAGATGTACACTGGGATTATAAAAGGCAGGTGAAGTAAAAAACATGGCAATCATGATCCGAGAATTCGTAGAAAACGGAAAGAACTTTGCAAAAAGAGTCAGTGATTACAAATCTCCTATCAGTCTGACAGAAGGTGCAAAAGTTCCTAAGAGCGATGTTAATGCTTTAGACCCTGAAAGTCTCATGGTTGAAATCGAAGGCATACACGCCATTCCGTTTGCTACGAGAAACTTTACGCGATACACGCCAAAATGCTTGAAAGAATCCATTCCGAGCTGGACGAATCCGTATCGCCGCCCACTCCTTAAGCACCATAACGAAGAAAACGGTGAACCCATCGGGAGAATCATCGCAGCAGAATATAAAACGCGCAACACAAATTCGGGTACTCCGGCATTATGTTTTACGGTAAACGTGCCGGACGATAAGGCAAAAGAAGGCATAAAGAACGGTCTTCTCTCCACTACTTCTGTTGGAGTCATTGCTCGCGATGTCCGATGCAGTATCTGTGGTGCTCCTATTACAGATATTGAAGAAGGATGCCCGAATGGCCATGAACGTGGAACCAGATGTGAGAAAAACGATGGCACTACTGAAGTCTGCTATTGGGATATCCACGAAATGGAAGCTAAGGAGCTATCTTATGTTGATGTTCCCAGTGATATGTATTCCAAGAACATTGATTACTATCCTGTGAAAAATAAAAAATCAGGCAATCAGCCTCAGATAAAAGAGAGCCTTGATCCTGCTTTAGACACAAAAAACAAAGGAGAACAGCATATGCCAGATGATATGAAGGCACAGCTCGATGAAGCAATTGCTAAGGCTTCTAAGTTAGAGACGAAAGTCGCAGAACTGACTGAAGCAAACAAGGCTTCGGAGGGTAAAATTGCCGAGCTTAGCGAATCTGTCAAAAACTACGAGGCACAGATCGCAGAATTGACCGAACAGAAAAGTTCTCTTGAAGTTGCAGCAAAAGAAGCTGCTGAGCTTAAAGAGAGCATGGAACAAGAAATTGCGAGTGCCAAAACGGCGCTGAAAGAATCAATGACGGATACCTTTGTCACGCTTCGCGAGGCACTGGGCGAAACGGTCGAGAATGTAGATTCGATCAAAGAGCGTCCAGTAGAAGCTCTTAAGTATTCGATCCTTGATATGAAAGAGTCCCTGTCCAAGAAAATGGCAAAGAAGCAGGAAGAGCTGAAGCACGTGGATCCGAAAGATGCCGGCAGCGTGCAGAGCCCCGGCCTTGGCGGTGACCCGGAATTTACTGAATCGCACACAACAGAAAGCATTGACCTCAAAGAAGGACTTGCTAACATTTTTGGCAGCGTCATGTCTGCGCATAAATAACTAGGAGGAATTTTTCAATGGCATTAGCTCCAAGAGATTATTCTACTAACGAGCGCCTGCAGCCTGGCGCACGTGGTCAAATTTTTAACCCGGATCTTCCGGGCTACCGTGATGGTGCGGATCGCGTAAACCGCACGCAGAACTTCATGAACGTTTCTCAGCATGACGTACCGAACATTAAGTATTTGTTCGACTATCGTCTGCCGACGCTGTTCAAATATGGTTTTGCTCACGGCTTCAACCAGATTGTCATCCCGAAAGGCCGTATCGTAGCAACAGACCCGAACATGGATCTCGTTGATTTTGAGTCCCAGAAACAGTTCAATACGGTTACACTTGCAAATGGCGGCGTTCCCGTTCGCCTGCGTGAAGTTGGCGATAAATATCCGGCATTCGGCTCGAACCCGGATAAAGCTATTGTATCTGCGGCGGCTCAGGGCAAGCAGCTCCTGCATGTCGGCAAAGAGTGGACGCCGGTTGCTGGCGGTGTAGAGGGCACATACTCTGACGTTTGCTTCCGCGGTTTTGCAAAAGTTGATAGCAATGCGAAGGTAGAGTTTGAAGCACCGGCTGACCAGCTTGCAGAAGCAGGTTTTGAGGTTGATGTCCAGACGGGCCTTGTCGCTAAAGATGGCCAGACTGTCAAACATGTCCGTGTTGGCAACCATCCGATTGGTATGCTTGAGCGCAACGAATACACCCGCGATGATGATGCATTCAACGGCATCATGCCTGGTCCTTTCCTGACGGATGCAATGGTTGAGTTGCCTTGGTTCGCTTACAAAGACAAAGCTGAGGGCAATCTGTGGGGCTCCGCTTATGGCGCATTGTTCCCGGGCGCTCGCGTTAAGTCCGATGAAAACGGCCGTCTGACGCTTTCTCCGCTTTCCTTCCCGAAAATCGTCGCTACGATGAGCATTGCAGAATACGAGCTCGAACGTCAGCAGGAAATTGGTCAGGTCTATAGTGTAAACCATGAGCTTGTACCTGAGGGCGCAGCTAAGTGGGCAACCTGGGCTCTTGAAGATCGCCTTAAGAGCGATGAGTTCAACCCGGCTGTATATGCTAAGACGAACCGCCATGGCGAAGATGCAGTCAATACGTCCCCGTTCAATTCCGAGGGCAAATATCCGGGTTATCCGTATGACAAGAATTATCTGAATCATGACCTGCATATGCTGGCCTCGACTTCTCTCTTGGGTACGTATGACCCCCGCATGAATCCGGAGTATCAGTATAGCGATCTTGGCATTCCGGGCCTTACGGATGGCTACAACGCTGTTAAGAGACAGAAACCCGATTTCAAAGCTGGCACGATCCATTACGCTGGCGGTAAAGAGTATTCTGATATGTTCTTCAGAAATCTCGACGTAAATGTTGAGGATCTTCAGATCTCTATCGACGGAGAAGCAAAAGTTCCGTGCACGCAGGGTGCGCTGCTTAACAATGGTGCATTCGTTATCAAATATGCCAATGCCGAGCAGGGCTATGTAGTTATCGGCGTAGCAGATAAAGCTAAAGCTGACGCTCTTCTTCAGGGCAAAAAAGAAGGCGTTAATGTAGTACTGAGCTACGCAAAACGCGGCATGGCTGGCGTCCCGACCTTTATGGACTGGGATGGCTGCATCGGTTCGGTTAAGATTCTGCTTAACAAGTAAGATAAATGGCCTCCCTCCCCGCTTTGCGGGAGGGATAGCCTTTACCATATAGGGAGGACACTAAATGTCTATTAATATGCAAGAAGCACTGGCAAATATTCATAAGCTCCGCGAGGAAGCTAAGAAACAGGCCCAGGATTATGAAGATGGTAAAACAAAGAAAAAACCGTCGGTTGATCCTAAGTCTTTTGACTTGATGGAAAAGATGGTTCTCAATATCAATGGCAATTTCGATAAAGGCCGCACGACGGTTCAGGAAGGTCTGACATCTACGGATGTTATTCAGCTTATCCCGAAAGTTATCGAGGGCCAGCTGCGTGAAGCTGCTGAACCGGAGTATTTGGCGACACGTTTCATGAATATTGTTCATGTCGATGGCGGCTCCAGCGTAACGTACGTCATCCCGATCGTTGGCGAGATTTATGCTAGCGAAGTATCCGAGGGCGGCCGTTACAATGAATCGACTCCGGATTTCAACACGGCTGAAAACGGTCAGCTGGAGATCCGCGTAAAGAAGATTGGCCTGAAGGTACAGATTACCGAAGAGGCTATCTCTGATTCTTCGTGGGATATCTACGGCATCAACGTTCGCAAAATGGGTCGCGCAATGGCTCGTTACAAAGAGGAATGGTGCTTTAACAGCTTCTCCAATCATGGCAAGCCGGTTTTCGACAATTACAAACGTGAGCAGATGCCGGCATCGGGTACGACAGGCCGCGATGAAAATGGTCATTACAACGATACGCTTTCCATCGAGGACTTCCTTAACATGGTGCTTGCTCTGATGGCTAACGATCAGACACCGACGGATATCATCATGCATCCGCTGACTTGGGTAATCTTTGCTCGCAACAGCATGATCGGCAACGGCATGACTTATGGCGCTTTTGGCGCTAACCAGGTACATCCGTGGGGCGCTGTACAGGGCACTCCGGGCTTCGCAGGTCTTGCTGCCAACGGTGAAGGCCAGAAGTTCATTCTCAGCCCAGCCCAGGTTCAGGGTCGTCTCCCGATGCCGCTGACGGTTAACTTTAGCCCGTTCGTCCGTTTTGATAAAGTGGAAAAACGCTTCGATATGTATTGCATCGATCGCAACAACGTCGGTGTCATTGCAGAGAAAGAAGCATTGACTACGGACAACTGGACGGATCCGGAGAGAGACCTCCGTCTCTTGAAGGTAAAGGAACGCTATGGCGTGGGTATTCTCGATAATGGCCGTGGTATCACGGTCGCCCGCAATATCGCAGTCGCTCCGACCTATCCGGTTCCGCCGAAAGTCACAGTCGACACGAATCTTGCTGCTGGCACTATTGCACAGGGTTGATAATAAGCAGGAGGCGGCTTCTTAGGAGGTCGCCTCCATTTTGTTTATAAGGAGATTTTTAACATATGAGTAGAGAAGTAATTGCAACAATCAAACTGGCTCAGGGGCGCGTTGGTTTTTATGATGAACTTTCACGTATTCATCTGTCGATTGGCGCTCCGACGGCACATGTACTGAGTGGTACAAATTGCGCACGTCTGCGCCGGGCTGTTCGCGATGGCGTTATTAAACTGATTGACGGCACCCTGGGCGGCAACATTCCTCCGTTCAAGGTCGTAAAAGTCGGCGATAAATACAAATTGGCAGCTAATGTTGAAGAAGAGAACAAGCCGGTATTCGTTAACGCCGAAGAGACTTTGAAAGATGCCGTTGCTCCCGTGCAGGGTGTCGAAGTCGAAGATGGCGGCAAAGCCGAAGAGGCTGTTCCTGAAGAAATCAAAAAAGACGAGCCGGTCAAGGCAGTAGAAGAGGCAGACGCTGCCGTAGAAGATGAAGCTCCCGTTGAGGAAGTAAAAGAAAAAGCTCCTGCGGCTGAGGAAGTAGCGGAAGAAACTTCTGCTGAGGAAGAGGAAAAAACCAAGAAAAAGGGCGGCCGCAAAGCCACTAAGAAGAGTAAGGAATAAGAGAGGTATCTTATGGAGCACAGAATCCAAGTCCTGTCTGTTAAGACGAGTCTGAAAGATAAAACCATCACACTTAAGTGCTCCGCAGATATTGATGAAGATACGGTTACGCCAGACAGTATATGTCTGGCTTTGCCGTCTTCTGCGGAAATCATACCCATCAAACTTGAATGCGATCGGCGCAAGATTATCGTCACAGTAGTGCCTGACATCCTCGTGAATGCCGATTACCGGCTTACTACGACCAAAGATATAGAGTCTGTCGTAGGCGAGCCCCTGGAGCCTCTGAAGGCCCTCAGAGTTGTTTTCGAGAGTGCTGTAGTCACCGATGTCAAAATTGTGTCTCCAGCGAATTTTGAAACCCTGGATGGTGAAACGGTATTCGAATGGCAGGAAAATGGAGAAGAAAAAGATCTCTGTCATAAGTATCAGCTACAATTGGCTACAGATACTGGTTTCTTCAATATTTCCATGGACACCGTTATCGAAGGAGAGAATTCTCTCAAGACTACGCTGAACACGGGGCAATATTTTGTTCGTATTCGGGCTATTAAAGATGATGATTATGGCAAATGGTCTAAGGTCATTACTTTTACGATACCTGAGGAGAAGCCAGAGCCTGTCCCCAATCCGCAGCCGGAGCCAAAAACGCGTCCCGGTATTCCCGAAATCGTGGATTACACCAAAGGTGATGAGCCGGTTATCCATGGACAGGAAAAAGAAGAACTTCCGCCCGCCACGGCTCTTATCTCTGACCGACGCGTCAACATCGATGATGAATTGCCAGAGACCTTTGAGTTTGTTTTCGATGGTGCAATAAATATCGACCAGGCGACTGTAGTTATTAAGCGGAGGGATTCGTAATGGCAGCTAAAACAAAAGAACTTACCGGCACGATTTCTCTCAATGAAGACGAAACGACCGTTATCATTACTCCAGACCAGAAACTTGAAGACAATTCCATCTATACGGTTACAGTAAAAGGATTGGTGTCTGCCGACGGTACGCCGATTCCGGACGCCACGATTGAGTATCGGACCCCCTACTCTCCTCTCTATTGTTCTGTCGATTCGTTAAAACTGGTAGTCGACACTTTTGGATTAACGGACGAAGCAATGTTGTCGTATATTCGGCAGGCTTCCAGAGAAGCTGACTTTATTGCGGGCGGCACCGCAGACGCTACGGATTTTGCCGTACAGCAATTCGTAAGAACAAAAGCTACTTATGACTGCCTGACACGTTCATTCATGGATAGGACATATTCTGGTGGCGGTTCGCGGTATAAACTGGATACTGCAGAGTATGAAGATTCTCTTAACAGCGCGGCATTTAAGCAGCTTCTTGACCGGCTTGGCAAGGAACTGCAAAAATGGCAGGATGCTATTCGTGGTTACTTCAACGAAGGCCGTGCAAAACCAAAAGCTACGCGCATTGGCCTTAAAAGTGCTCAGAACTCTGAAATTGCTTATACGAATCTTGACACCATGATTCAGGATATTACTCGTAGTCTGCCGCAATGGAGCTGATAAATAATGGCTGAGTGGTTTGATAAAAATATTTATAAGCCGATTGACCTCTTTAGTCATCCGGTATGGTTTGTTATCCAGGACGAAGACGTTGATTGCACTTGCGTAGACCCGGTTTCCAAACAAGGTGATAGAAATTGTAAGAGCTGTTTGGGTACTGGCCACAAGATTAAGCTGGCCCGCGTAAATGCTTCCCATCAGAATGCCACCATCTCTATGCGCGGCGCGGGAATGGGTTTTTCTGAAGTCAATATCGGTCCGGTTTATTATACATACAATAAAACAGATATCAAAGAAGGCGACCTTATCAACGATGGAGACAGCCTGGATATCGTAAAAGACGTATATTATGAGCACAGTGACGAGCAGAAAACGGTATATTGGCGCATTGAATGTGCTCCATATAAGTATAATCGAAAAACTATCCTGAAAAACCTCGCAGAAGTCTTACGAGAGGCGGGATTCGATGGTTGATGAACTCATTATCAACAAGCATACAAATATGCTGATTATCGGCAAAGCTGCCACACAATACGGCCGTGGAGAGATTATTTACGCAGAAGATCCAGTGGCAGTCGCAGATAAATATGGTGAATCCGATCTCACAACGGCTTTCCGGCAGGCGAAAGATCTCGGAGCTCCTGCGGTATTCCTTATGAATATGCAAAAAGACCAGGATTATTTTGACGCACTGGATATTCTAAAGCAAAATGATTTTGCTTATATTGTTTTTGCTACTCTTATGCTTTCCGATACTTTCCAGGACGTAAGCCATGGCGGCAAAACTCATTCTTTTTTTGCCTATATCTTAGGATATCTAGGGAGATATCACAACTCGACTCTCATTGTTACCGACAAACATGCATCTCTTTATGAAGACATTGATGCATTCTTGACAGATATGAGGAAAATACAGGACGTTTTTCTTGGAAGATGCTCAGATCGAGCGAATTTGCAAAACTTTATTTTCGTCGGCAACAACTTAGAGTCCTATGAGATGGCATCCATTCCTCTAGCTGCCGCCCTTTGTAGCTCTCAGCCGAATGAATATCCTCTTTCTGATAAGTTTGGCAAAGCCATTTTTCGGATTGACCCATGGGATGCTCCCCTGGACATGGTGTATTTTCGCTCAGACCCCGCCCGTGAAACCACGATAGAAAATCTTTTAAACATGCTGCGTCCATACAATCCGGAAAAAGTGGTGTTTATTGATCGGATTCTTAAATATTTGCGGCGCGAAATGGATTTTACGCAGTTCCGGGGGAGAGTTTATTCCTCTTATCAGAAATTGCTGTTCAATAAGACTCTCGTGAAATACCTGGACGATATGACCGGTTTTATCATAAAAGACTACAGCATTGAAAGTATTAACGCATATCGTGATGATCCTGGCACTGTTGTATTAATAGCAAGAATTAGCGTCCAGCCTGTAAATTGTTTAGAGAGATGCTCTCTTAATGTGGAGGCAGAACTTTAATGGAAAAAATTAACAATATGGATAACGCCCTGGCTGATTTTCTAGCGCAAAAGCGCAATCTCAATTATAACGTCGTAGATTCAATCGAAAAGAAGCCGGTTGCCAGACTTACATCCGAAAAAAATGCTAGTATCGATGATTTTATTTTGATGTTATCTAAGGTCTGCAAAAAGGTAATGAAAAAAATGAATGTAGAACTTGTGCCGGACGAAGGCGGACGGCCGCGTATCGACCAAAAAGAGCCGGTCGATCATCCATTCATTTATTTCAAAATTCTTCATTGCGAACCAGTGAAAGAGCTCAAACCCCGTATTCGTCAGGACTGCGTAGATTTAAAAATCGAAGATGAAGAAGAAGAACTTCTGCAGCCTAGAGAGATCTGGGGACAACAGTTCTCATATTCCATTCAATTCGACATATTTGCCGGAGGATATAAAGACGTTACTGAGGTAATGAAACTTTTTGAAGATACCGTCTTCACTTATACAGCTTATTTCAAGCGAGAAGGTGTCAAAGACCTGCGCTTTGTGCGCAGAGTTACTGATTCCAATCTTGACATATATCGTCAGAAATGTTCAGTACGAAGTCTCCAATACAACGTAGATATCGAAAAGTTATTTACGAGATTCGAGACTACGATTGGAGACATCATTGTTCGCTGATAAGTAAAAATACAGGAGGAAAAATTACATGAGCAACATTTTTCAAGACGACATTACTCTGCCTGGAGTCATCACTCATGTAGAAGCCGATTACTCTTATGGTTTTGACAGCTCTCTCTTCGGAACGACTGATCCTGAGATCGTTATCGGCACGGCCTTCGACGGCCCGTCTGGCGTGCTTACTCCGGTTTATTCTGTGGAACACGCTATCTACACATTTGGCGATGCATACAGCAGCAAAAAACGTCAGGAAGCTTCGCTTATCCCGGAAGTAAAAAATGCTTGGGACCGTGGCTGCCGTACCATCTACTGCATGCGCGTCGGCGGCAAAGATATGTATAAGGATTTCAATTTCAAGATTGATTCCAAATACAAGCTCCGCATTAAGAGTATGTTCCCGTCCAATGACGGCAAAGAATGCTACGTGCGCTTCTTCGGTTCTGCGGGGGCAGAAGTTCTGTCGTTCTACAAACCGACGAACCGTGCTACGGTAGCTGAGAAGATGCGTGGTGTCGCAACGGGCAATAAAACCGTTATCAAAAACGATATCAATCTCTACGACCAGGGGCTTACTCGTGACGACCGTCTGATTGACCTGATTGAGAAGTTCAACGACCATCGTTTCAATAACGTTCTTCTTATGAGCATTGTTGACGAGGCTGGCAACGACGTTACTGGCGCACCGGAAACTTACAATCTGTCGATTGGCGCACTTTTCAAGGGCGTTTACTTTATCGGTCGCGAGAATACGGTATCAAGCGTCCCGGCAATCACGAAAACACGCTTTGTGTACGTCAGCAATGACGATCAGAAACCGTATAGCAAATTTGGCGGCAAATATTACCGCGAGCTCGTAAAAAACACGGATGTATCCGTCCCCTATCCTATCTTCGGCAGCAAGAAAGAGCTGACGGCAGATTTCCAGAAGGGTTCTGTCATGATGGTAGATGAGTGGGATTTCCTGGAAGTTGCTGAAGCCAGCGATAAGCTTTTCGTTCCGGACGCTACAGACTACGAAGAAACGGACCTCTCGAAATTTGAGATTTATCGCCGCCTTGGTTCTGGTTTTGCTATTACGGCACATGCCATCCGTCGTGTCAAAAAAGATGCAAATGGCAACGAGATTGAGCTTAC